ATTCCCGGTGCCTGGAAGGAAGTCCATCCACATCTTGACGGTGCGAGACAGAAGGCAGCGACTGAGATAGTCCTCAGTCATCTGAGTCGCGACTGCGATCAGGCTCGTGAGGTAGGCATCCTCTGCCGAGTGGGTGATGCGAAGATGTCCCTTGAGAGTCGCCAAGTCGATGACGGTTCCACTCGGAGGCGTGATGGTCTGCAGTCTCTTGAAGACCGGACGAGGAACAGTCCATCCCGCGAGAGGGACTTGCATGCCGCTCACCATGTCGGTCACGGTGCATCTCCGATCTCGAGAGTTCCGACAGTTCCTTCAACCGGCGAGGTGATCACGATTTCGTAGTCGCCTGCTGGGAAAGTCTCGGGGATTCCCATCTCGATGCGAACTCCCGTTCCACCGGTTTGCTTGGTCGGATCAGCGACATTCTTGAGGCTCACGGCGATCATCTTGTTCCACGGTCCTTCGCTCGGAGGAGTGCTCTGAGCCGTGACGACTTGAAGAGGAACAAGCGCGCGAGTGATCGTGAGACCATTCGTGAAGGGGAGAATCTCAGTCATACAACCTCTCGCGTGTGGAGCATCATGGCAAACTGAGCGGGACCGCTCATGCCTTCGATCGGCGTGAACCGGACGTGGTAGTGGCCACCGTCGAGCTGAGTGATCACCTGCGTCCCGGAACCGATCATGCTGACCATCTCCGGATACTCGTCGCGCTTGAAACCAAGCTGCCAGATCCCGGTCATGTTGGACACGAAGATCTCAGCCCGCGAGCCCGCGGGAGCATCGAACTCAGCGCTCTTTTCGCCGGAGTAGTCGCCGAATGGGATGAGGATGGTATCGGTCATGTTATCCGGTCACGACGAGCGTGCCGCCTCCGGTGGTCGAGATGAGTGAGGACGCTGCGTAGGTGCCAGCCGGGATCAAGGTGTAGGAGTTGTCCATGTATCCTTTGACCGTCAGCGTCACGCCGGTCGGGATCTCCAGAACATCTACGCCGAACGTGTGGATACGAGCAGGGAGATTCACCGACTGGTGGATCACATGCGAATTGGCGGTTCCTTGAATCTCGATCAGCTTATTGAAGAGACAGGACATCGCGTGCCAGTGGATCTTACAGGCGCTTGTCGCGGCTGAAGCCGAGAGGGTACACTTCTGCGTGTCGTTGCCGAAGATTTCGAGGATCGGGACTTCGTACTCAGTGAGTCCACCCGCTCCGGTCGTGGAACGGAAACCGAGGCTCTGTCCGAAGCCAATGTCATCAACCACGATCTTGCGGAAGTGCCAAGTTGGCGACATCCCACCGCCACCCTCAATGATCGAATTCTTCTTGGCGTGCCACAGGACGTCACTGTAGATCTGAGCGCCAACACTCAGAGCGAATGACCAACGAATCCCTCCTGCTTTCAAAACGAAGTTTGTTCCAATTCCGTTGTAGTCATAGCCTGGAGGAACAAAGCTGATCTCGCCTTGCTTTGCGTCGATCGTTCCTCCGCCGCTGATCGCAGAGGGAGGACACAGAACCGAAATGTTCGTATATTTCTTGTCTTGAAGTTGGAGCGTTCCTTCGATCTTGAGAAGAGCAGTCGCATCGACGTAGAGATTCGGATCGGCAACTCCATCCAGACGAAGAGTCACTCCGACAGGAACATGCAACTCTTGTTTGATGTGAAGATCAAAGTTGATGTTTGTGTACGAACCTTGACTCATGCCGAGAAGCTCGATGAACAAATCTCCGTCAGCTCGGATCTTGTTGAAATACGGATAGATGAAGACCGTCGAGTTGTTCGCGTTGTCGTCGGTGTAGATCGTCAGATGGCCGTGACCAGTCAAGGCTTCGTGGGTTGGTCCGCCGAAACGATTCATCCACGCGATGTTGCCATTGCCGTGGATGTCGATCGTCCCGAGAATCGCACTCGTGGTATTACGGAAGTGGATGGTTCCAGAACCACTCAGAAGAACAAGAGTTCCAAGCAGCATGTTCGTGCTGACTTGATTCACATTTGTCTTGACGGTGTAGTCGCCCGTCGGTCCGAAGTATCCTCCATTGAGGACTTCGATCATCTTGTTCTGCTTGAGCTCCAGGGTCCCGTTGTCATAGACTCGTCCGGGAGTGATGAACACATTTGCGGCACCAGCAGGAGGTTTGACTCCTTGATTCCACATCGTGCCATCTTGCCACGTCCCGACTCTTGTGAACTCGCTGACCCAATCCCCGAGACCGGAGATGAAAGCCAGTTGACCTTGACCGTTGAAAGTTGCAGTCCACATCTCGGCGGAGGGATGATCTGCCGACCGCTCGAAGCTGGAAACCAGATAGTCACCTTCAGCGGCGATCCCAGCTCCAGGATCACTCACGCGCGCATGCACGAGAGTTCCGTTGATCGATGCACCGAGGAGATGATTGAAGCTGGTCTTGCTGTCGTTCGGATCAGAGACAACACCTGCGAGACCGATCTCGCCCGTGCGCGTGCCGCAAGGAGTCAGCGAGCGATAACCGGAATCAACGACGACAGAATCTTTGTCAGTGGTGTCGACTTGTTCATTGGCGATCTTGACGGAGGTCGACCGCTCTCCAGCGACGGAGTACCAGACTCCATCGATGAGCATCTCGGTCTGGAACAATGCTCCGGCTTGCTTCACGTCCCCTCCCTCTAACGCTCAAACCCTCTCGTGAATCTCACGAGAGGGTTCAAGGTTAGATCTAGAAAACTAGATCGGGTTGTTGACGGGCTTCTGACTCGCGAGACCGCGATGGGCAGTGATGCCCAGGATGTCGGTGGCGGCCGAGGGAGTGACGACGCACTCGGCATACCGCTTGTTGCCGATGTAGGCAATGCGGACCGTCTTGTTGGGGAGGAGGGCGGACGTGTCGTAGTCGTTGACCATCGCCGAAGCGGGAGCATCGGTGAAGGTGGTGTTGTCATCCGACTCGGTGATCTTGAGACCGGTCAGAGCCGGAGCAATCGCTCCGAAGGCCACATTGAAATGGGCCGAGTCGAAACCCGCGGTGTCGATCGACGCTGAAGTCTGGGCGGCGGTCGCAGCGGCAACAGCATCGAGCACGTGAGTTTCCGCGCTGATGTGCAGTTCTTCGCGATTGGGCATTGGAAGATTCCCTTTCTTGGGGAGATTGGTAGCTCTTGCGGACTACCTGGTTCGACAACGCAACCCAGCCACCTTTCGATGGACTGGGTGCGTCGTGAGGCAAGGGAGACGGTATACTTCCGGCTTTCATCCTGCAGAACAGGATCCCAAGTCTGTCCTCTTGGATCAGGCAGTGAAGCTGAGGAGCTTGAGCGCCTCGAAGTTCACCACGTCACCACCAACCCGCTTCGTGCTGTAGAAGAGCACGAACGGCTTCGCGGTGTAGGGGTCGCGAAGCATGCGGATGCCAGCGCGATCCACGATCTGGTACGCTTCACGCCAGTTGCCGAAGGCAACCGCGTACTTGTTGGTGTCACCGAGCTGCGGCATGTCGTTGAACTCGGCGATCGGATAGCCGAGCAGAGTCGACGGGAGACCGCCCAAACCGGGCTGCCACAGATAGTTGCCCAGGTTGTCGCGGAGACGACGGACACGACCGAAGGTGGTACGGTGCATGCCGAAAGCAGTCCCGGCCATTTCACGATACTGACTCTTCAGCGAGAAGACCAGGTTGATCAGCGAGTCGGCCTGAGCGGGATCCGCACCAGTGGCAGGAACCGGCGCGAAGTCGTTCGCGGTGCCAGTCTTGATGAACCCGATCTTCTTCTGGTCGAAGAAGTTGATCGAGGCACTGTCCGCGATGCCAGGATAGGCGAGGAAACCCTTGGGCTTACCGATGCCGTCACCGAGAACGAACGCGCTGTTCTCCACGCGAGCGATCTTGTCGGCGATCTTGAGCGACAGCCATTCCTCGGGATTCCAGGCAGCGTCGTCGAGCAGCTTCTGGGTGGCAGCAGGTTGAGCATAGACCTCGTGGGTCGGAATGCGCCACATGCCGATCTTCGGGGTGCGAGTCTGGGCACGCGCGCCGGATTCCGCAACCCAGCCATAGTCCGCTTCATCCGCATCGACAGGGCCTTCCAGCGCGTCGGTGGAGATGGTCTGGACCGAGGCGTACTGGCGAATCGGCGAGGTCTCGAAGATCCGCTTGACGATGCGACCACCCAGGTCAGCGTGCACCATGAAGCCGCCGCTGGTGTCATCGTTGACGCTCAGGGCTTTCTTCTCGAGCTCGGCGAGTCCCTGGTCTTCACCCTTCCGGAACCACTGCATGAAAGCAGCCTTGTGTTCCAGCTGATCGGACGAGAGCTGCGAACCCTTGGATTCCAGACCGCTGCGACGGAGAGTGGTCTCCAGCTTGGCGAGGCGATCGGCCGTTTCCTGGTGACCATCCAGAGCCTTGTTGATGTTCGCGAGCTTGGTCTCCAGCTCGCCGACAGCCTTCCCATCGGCCTTGGCCGCGAGAATCTGGTCGTTGGTGTTCTTGAACTCGGTCCAGTCCTTGGTGAACTGGTCAGCGAACTCTTTGAGTTCCATGATGTTTCCCTTTCTAGAGGAAAGCTTGTTTGGTCTTAGACGACCGTGATGGTTTCGTTCTTCCCGCCCTCGCGCATCCACATCTCAATGGACTTGAACTGTCCCTTGTGAGAGCGGATGGGTTCGGTGGTCTTCTTGGTTTCGAGCTTGAAATCGAACAGCTTCTTCGCGGGCTTCTCTTCCGTGGATGCTTCGTGAGCTTTGGCTGCGGCATCATGAAATGAAGCGGTCTTCGAATGAAGATCGTAGACGTTGTAATCCGAATGGCCTTGACTTGCTTCGCGATGAGCAGCGGCAGCTTCTCGGTGAGCCTTGGCAGCGCGGAAGTGATCGATCTCCTTCTCGCTTGCCTCGGAGCAATCACAGGCTTCCATCGTCTTGGTGTGAGCCTTGGTGGATCGCTCGCGCTGGTTCGGACTTGCGGCGTTTGACGTGCTCGCGGTCAGGTGAGCCGCCTTGCTGATCGCGGCGGCAACATGAGCCGGATGATCTTTCTCGATCTTGGTTTCCAGAGTCATGTCATCTTCCTTTGAACCAGGTACGAACGGATCTCCAGCATTTGCAGCATGGATTCCAGCTTGGCGAGTATGAGCATCAGCCAAAGCTTTGTTTCCATTTTCACGATGAAGACTTGCTGCGGCTATATGCGCTTTCTTGGCGGCAGAGTCTTTGTCTTTTCCAGACGCTCTTCCCTTTGCAGCTTGAGAAGCGGCTTGAGCTGCAGCAGTGAGCTTGTCTGCTTTCGACAAGGCTTGAGGACTCGGAGACTTGCTTCCAAGCTGAGTTACGACCATCGCTCCGGACGGTTCGATGACTCGCTCTTCGTTGAAGGTCTTCCCTGGAATCCGATTGCCACGAGCATCAACTCGATCGGGACTCGTGCCTTGAACAGTGAACTTGATATTCCCCTTGGCATCAGTCTCAGGCTTCGAGACCGAGACTCCGCTGATCTTTGAGAGAGAACCATGCATCTCGGTGGCGATCATCTTCGAGTGATCGCTCGGTGCATTTGCTCCGCCAGTTGAACCACCGCCACCTCCACCATCACCATCACCAGAAGCGAACCTTCCCTTGTCGTCGTGGTTCTCATTCATCTTGGTGCTGAGATTCTTGGCGATGTCCTCGTCACTTGCATTCAGCAAGTTGTGAAGCCCGGAGACGATCTGATTCATCTCATCTTCGTTCTTGACCGATATGATCTTGGCCTTGGGGTTCATCGGAATGGTGACGACTGAGACTTCCTTGGTTTTCACCTTTAGCAGCGAGCGGGTACCTTCACGATT